CGCTCGCACTGGGATGTCTAGTCTCCCTGAGGGTTTCTGGACTGATATTATATTGCATAATAAGATGAGGATACAGACTATTGAGATCAAAACTGACCACCCAATCATACTTTCCTGGAATTGGTTCCTTGACATAAGCACCTGCATATCTGTCATTTTTTTCAGACCTATCTTTAGGAGGAATAACAATATTCCTCTTCTTCAAATAATTGTAAATGATAGTGTCCCACATTCTAACCTGAAAGAACACATCTGCAAAATTAACCTTGGCATCATATGCCATAGTCAATGCTAGTTCAATCAGTTTCATCTTGTCTTCCAAGCGGTCAACAAGTTCTACGTCAATTATATTGTATTCTACAAACTTTTGCCACCCATTAGTATAGAAATCTTTGAAGGTGTCAAACTCAGAGTGATCCAACTTTTGCTGACCCAACTCTACCTTTGCAATGTAGTCCAATCTATAGGACTCTTGTGCCTTGTAGGTAAACTTCTTATACAAGTCTAAGTAATCTAATTGAGTAAGTCCAGCAACATCATAATAGAGATGCCTCCTACCCTTAATATAAATCTCATTTTCAGTATTCATTCCCCAAGGAGATAATCTCTTCATCTCCTTCTCACCAAGAACTCTATTCAATCTCTTGGATAGGTATGGGATATCATAATACTGTATGTTCCATCCAGTTACCACATCAGGTATATTAGAATTCCAATAATCAATAAACCTTTGAAGCAGTGACCATTCATTAGGACACTCAATATAATTTACATTCTTCTGCTTATTGTCAAATGGATTAACACCCCAAGTTATAATCTGCTTAGTATTATAATCCTGCAGTGAGATTAGCAAAATTTCCTGATCTGCAGTTTCTGGATCAGGGAAACCATTCTCAGACTTAACCTCAATATCAAGAGTTACCAATCTAATCTTAGATATGTCAAACTTAATCTCATCCTCTGGATACATATCAGATATGTATTGTGACACATATCTATCATTTCCATATATCTTAAAGTTGTCTACATCTTGATACTTCTTATAATACTCTCTACAATCTCTAACAAAACCAGGTTGAATACTGGCAACAGGTTCACCTTCTAAGGTTTTATATTTTGATTCTTTTTTTGTAGGGACAAATAAAGTAGGTCTATAATCATCCCTAAATTGAACATGCTCACCATTATCATAACCACGAACTAGGAACTTGTTCCCAATCAATTGCACATTAGTGTAAAATCTCATTTAATCAAGTCTTGGTATTTCTCTAATAATGTAGGTTTAGCTTCAACTAATGTTAATATTTTATCAGAACAAATCATGAATTCATTGTCATTAGTAACATCAATTAACCAAGGAGAAAGAGTGCCATCATCATTTAATATGAATGGTTCAATCAACTTGCAGTTTGGATCTCCTATGTCAAGAGGAGCAACCTCCTCAATCTGACTGATTAGATTCTGATTGCTGGTCAGAACTAGAATTTTCACTTGCATCTTCTAATACCTCTTTAGTGTACATTTGTGTAATTTTATCAATTGGATCAACTATAGTAACTACCCAATCAGCTGTAATTGGGATCTTGGTATTCTTACTTAAAGGACACCAAGGAAACAACTTGAGTTGATAAGTATCCCTTTCATCATCAACCTTTATGTTTTTACTATTTAAACTGACTCCACATGGTTTATTCAGAACATATCCAACCACCCTAGCATCATCACCTTCTCCTACCACCATCTCTTTTATATCAGCAACTACATCCTCTCCTGATTTCAAAATAGCAAGTTTTACAGTCATAACATAATAATTCCTAATAACATTTTACCAACAAAAACTCAAACAGTCAACCTCCTCCAAAATCATATTGGTTTTCACTAATGAAATCAAGATACACATACCAATCCTTTCTCTCACACCCATTGTTTATAGCATCATACATTAAGTCAACAGTATTGTGATGAGGAAATATAGGATGTTTGCAAGTGTATTCTGGTACAACAAACATTAGTAGTGATCTCCCAATCCTTCAACTGGTTCAGGTTTCCAACCCTTACCATAGTATTTCTCTAACTGATTGAGATGTGGAGCGCGTGCAATCTGCTCTTCTGTTGGTGGATTAGACTTGGGTGGTTCTGGTGGGAATAACTCAGTTTGTATGCCATGTGCTTCCCAAAACCACTCCTCTGGATCTTCTCCCTTCATATGGGTGAACCCATAAAAAGAACCATCATCTCTTACATACAAAAGATGATGGTCATGTGGATTGAGTAACCACATCTGACGTATTTTGTCTGTGGTTTTGTACCCTATCTCTTCTTTAGTTAACTTTTTTATCTGAGATTTCATACACCTTTCTCTTCTGATGCTCTGGTATTATCTTATTTAATCTAACAGTAAGAAGACCATTTGTAAAGTCTACCTCACTAACCTCAACATCATCAGATAGAGTCCATGTTCTAGTAAATGCTCTAGATGCTAATCCTCTGTGTAGATACTCATCAGTACCAGTATCTTGTTGTTTCCCTTCTACTGATAATCTATTAGATTCTGTAGTAACCTCAACATCATCTTTGTTGAATCCTGCAATAGCAAGTTCCAGTCTGTATCTTGTATCTGTCTCTTTTACAAGATTATATGGTGGGTAGTTGACATCTCCTGCTTCAAAAGCATTGTCAAGTCTTCTCATCCAATCTTCCAGACCTATGCTATTTCTATGAATAGTGTCAAGGTATTTTGCTGTCTCTGGAACAGACAACGTAAGTGAATTTGGACCAAACATAATAGACCTCCGTAAGCGTCTTTAGTTAATAGTGGACCCCTAAGGCATCCAATACTAATTATACAAGAAAGTCTTTTTATTCAGGTGTGGTTTCCTGCACCTTATTCTTTTTACCTATATTATACTTCTGTTCTAGTATCCAATTACCTTTATCTTTATATGAAAGAACTTTAATTTGATTTAAAGGAGCAATGTCTATAACAGAATCCTCCTGCACTATACCAATCAATCCCCAATCAGATAGTAATTTAGTTATGCGATTACGTCTCTGAACATCATTGACTGTAAGATTTGCTTTCTTACCATCCAGTGCAAATAATTCTTTAAAATGCACAAGATAATATCTACCTTGTTTATGTAAGATATGACAACTCTGATATAATTTATTTTCCTTTCTAGATGCAACTCCTATTCTAGTCAACGTTTCACGAACTTTTAAAAAATCATCAGGTTCATTTAGTGAAACTTCAACCATCATTTCAGGAGACCAGTTCACCTGTGGTTCTTGTGTAGTCATTGTGTTCCGCCAGTTTCAAGTCTTTGTTTAATAAAGTTCAGTTGTTGTTTATCTAGAATTTTCAGTGCTTGGGATGCTTTTTCATTACTATACCCATAATACTGTTTGACACATTCTAAATCATTGACTTTATCTTTTCTGAGCCAAGGAGAGAATCTCTTCCTTTTCCTCACACTATTTAGATAAAATGAATATTGCATATCATTATCTAAGTTATGATAGATATTCATTTCATTAGCGTACATTATAGTATCAATAAACCCTGATAAACATCTATTGATAATAAAAGGTGGGTATGTCTTTATATCATAGGACAAATCCTCCTTATTAAAGTTGATAGAGTTAAGCCAATCTTTCAGTTCCATAATTAAGTAGCAGTAGTTCCCTTCTTTCTTTTTGTTCTCTCATGTATTGCCCAACAGAACGCATAGTGTAAGTAAGATCAAATTCACTAGCACCCCAATCTTTAAATCTATCCTTAATAAGTTGGTCAGAATTGTAACTAACCATCTGAGGTATTGAACTGTTAGAACAATCTTCAGCAAATTTATCATGATCAAACTTCTTATGCATAGATCCCTTGTGTCCATAAAGATTATCCTTTATATCATAAGGAGGATCTAGGTACATGAATAATCCTTCATGAACATCTGTTCTAAAACAATATTCATATGAATATTGATTGATATGCCAGTGTGATATGATCTCTGAGTATTCAGGCAACTTTTCTATACCCCTCATAGAAAAGTTAGAATCACTTGCTTGTGCTGAGAAAGAAGATGACTCAGTAAGACCAGAGAAACTACACTTATTTACAACATAGAAAGCAACTGCTCTTTCAAGATCAGTCTTAGTCTTATCATTTACAACCTCCTTCATTTCTGAAAATAAACATCTTGCAGAATCCTGATTACAATAAGTGGTTTTAATATTCTTTAATTCAGTATATAAATCATCACCAAACATCTGGAGATTAGACCAAAAATTCATCAATGGTTCATACAAATCATTCACAGTAATCTTAAGGTGTGGATACATCTGACTCATATAGATGGCAACACTACCACCACCTAAGAATGGTTCTCTATACTCAGAGTATTCTCTAAGATTAGGAAAGTATTGTGCCATCTTAGACACTGCTCTTGACTTGCCACCTGGATACCTTAGAGGAGTCTTTAATCCTTTCTTCATTTAAACTTACACTCCACCATTATTTCTGTTAAACATGCCAACATGTTTATCTCTTGGTCTGCAACAAAAGCAATTTGATATTGATACTTAGCTATGATGAGAACAGCAGCAGGAATGGTACTAGGAACAAGGGATGAATAAAGATTATCATAAATGCGACGTAACAATACACTAGTATCATTGTCTAAATTATCAACTACCCACTTACGTACTTCAGTAAAGTTTTTATCTTTTAAATTTTGTATGAGATCATTGACTGCAACATCACTAAATGTAGCAAGAATACCACTATCTATTTTACCACCAACAGAATATCTCTGACACTCATTCAACACTCTTCTCCAATCAGGAAAGTGTTTGTTAATAAGTTGTGCTAAAACTTTCTTGTCAGTTTCTACTCTTTCTCTTTGCAATATTGTGTTAAGACGCTTGAAAAAGCATGTTGCGATTTCTTGCTTTTGCTTTCCTCTGATTCCAAACTCAATGACTGCACATCTGCTGTGGAGTGGTTCAATGATTTTGTTCTTGTAATTGCAGGTAAAAATG